ATGAGACAAGAAGATACCTCGAAGCCTCGAAACGCGAGATGGCGCGTCTTCGGAAGGCTATCGACACTGCGAACAGTTGCAAGCATCATGATGATTGCCCTGTTCTTGTCGGGCTGCGCGACAAGCCGAAAAGCGAGCGTGGCAACGGAGGAAAGCGTGAAACAAGTATCCGCGGACACCCTCCAGAGCGAGGTGCGTCAGACATGGACGGAGGCAGTACCACAGGAGGAGGCCAAACTGGAGATACCCCTGGCGGAACTGACTAACCTGCCCGAAAAGGCAGAGTACCGAGCCAAGAACGGACGAGCCAGCGCAACCGTGCAGAACAAAGGTGGCATCATCGTGGTGTATGCCACTTGCGACAGTCTGCAACGCCAGTGCGAGTACTATGAGCGCCAGATGGCGAGCTACAAGAAAGCATTGGAGCAGCAGAAGAATGAAGCCAGAACGGATAAGGAACGCAGTTCAAATCCGTGGAAGATGCTTCTCATCGCCTTTATTGTCGGAGTGGCGACCGGCATAGTATTAACAATCATAACAAGAAAGATATGGCAAAAAGTGTTTTAGACGGAACTGACCTTATCCTTTCCATGGGTACCAATGCCCTCGGCTTTTCCACCGGTTGTAAGGTGTCCACATCAGCGGAGACCGGTGAGCGTGTGACTAAAGAGGCATCTGGTGGCAAGTGGAAGGAGTCTTACATCAAGAGTTTCTCCGAACAGATTACCGCCGATGGTGTTGTACTTACTGACGGCACGGATGAGGTGCCATCGTATGACCAGTTGAAGGACGCAATGCTTAAGGGTGAGCCAGTGGAGGCAGCGTACAATCTGCGTGAAGGAGACAAACGCACAGGTAAAGCCACTGGCGGATATAAAGGCAAGTATCTGATTACCTCTCTTGACCTTGACGCACAGGCTGGTGACGATGCCAAGTATTCAATCACGCTTCAGAACTGCGGCAAGGTGGATAAAGTGGGTACGGGTATCACAGACACCACTCAGCAGACTGAACAACAACATCGCGTATGAAAAAGACAAAAATCAAGGTTGGCGACAAGGAGTTCCCTTGCCGTGTGACCATGGGCGCAATGGTGCGCTTCAAGAATGAGAGCGGTAAGGACGTGAGCAAGCTGGAGAAAACCAATATCTCCGAGCTGGTACTGTTTGTTTACTGCTGCGTGAAAAGTGCGTGCAATGCTGACAAGGTGGAGTTTGACTACGACTTCCAGAGCTTTGCTGACCTTATGGAGCCCGACGCAGCGAACTCCTTCTACGAGGATATGGGCGGTGAAGAAAAAAAAACGACCAACCAGGCGGAAAAGAAGTAAGCGTCGAGGAACTGTTGGGTATGGCATTGGGGTGCATCGGGATGAGCAGAGAAGACTTTGAACGATGTACCCCTTTTGAGTTTTACAAGGCATGGGAGCGATGGGCGGAAGCCAAGCGCGATGCGGAGCGCAACGAGTGGGAACGCACAAGAGTGTTGGCGCTCTTTGCCATCCAACCCTATGCAAAAAGCAATCTTCAAGCGCATGACGTTCTACCGTTCCCTTGGGATGAAAAGCAGGAAGAAAAGCGTGAGGAGGTGAGCAAGGACGAGTTCAATGCACGCTTTGAGGCAGCCAAGAAACGTTACGGACTGAAATAAGAAAAGACAATGGCAAAAGCAGTAGAATTTAGAATAAACATCAAGAGCGAGGACGGCGGTGTTCTGAAACGTCTGACAGTGGAAGCCGACGGTCTTGACGACATACTCTCCGAGGTGGGGAATACCGCTGTGGCCACTGGCAACAGACTGCGCGAGATGGCAGACAAGAGCCTCGTGTTCGATACAGCCGTCCGCTCGATCCGCGACCTCAGCGACATGGTGGGCGGACTTGCCGAGCCTTTCGACAGTTTTGAGACCGCCATGCGCAGTGCCAACACCATGGCAGGAAAGAGTGGGGACGAGTTTGAAGCACTGACTGGTCAGATAACGGAACTGAGCAAGAACATACCGCTTGCGCGTGAGGAACTTGCCAACGGCTTATACCAGGTTATATCCAATGGCGTGCCCGAGGATAACTGGATAGAGTTCCTCAACAAATCAAGCCGTAGTGCGGTTGGTGGTATTGCGGACTTGGGAGAGACTGTGACCGTTACTTCCACGCTCATCAAGAACTATGGTCTGGAATGGAATCAAGCAGGAAACATCCAAGACAAGATACAGATGACGGCCAAGAACGGTGTGACCAGCTTTGAGCAGTTGGCGCAGGCATTGCCCCGTGTGAGTGGTAGTGCATCTCAGCTTGGTGTCTCCATGGACGAACTGATGGCAGTGTTCGCCACTACAACGGGTGTGACTGGTGACACGGCGGAAGTATCCACTCAGTTGGCTGCCGTGCTCAACTCACTCATCAAGCCATCTGCGGAAGCTACGAAAGCGGCCAACGAGATGGGCATCGGTTTTAATGCAGCCAGTATTCAGGCTGCTGGTGGTTTAGAGAACTTCCTGCTCGGTTTGGATGCAAGCATACAGGAGTATTCGGCAAAGACAGGACAGTTGAGTCAAACCATTTATGGACAGTTGTTCGGCAGTGCAGACGCAATGCGACTACTCGGTTCGCTGACTGGCGAACAAAAGGAAAAGTTTTCGCAGAACATTGGAGCGATGGCAAACTCCGCAGGAGAGATAGACGCAGCCTTCGACAATATGGCATCGACTGGAGAGAGCCTACGTCAGACGCTCGCTAACCAAATGCACGCCATGATGGATTGGGCAGGCTCAATAGCCAGTACTTCCGCACCTTATGTGGAATGGATAGCTAATAGCGGCATCGCTCTCATGAGTATGGTGCAGCTCAGCGGTGGCATCAAGACTGTGGTGGCAGGACTGAAAGCTGTGAAGGTGGCTACGCTTGCGCAAGCAGCTGCAGCAAAGGTAGTGGCTGTCGCATCCAACATTTGGAAGGTGGCACAGATAGCCCTGAACTTTGTGCTCAGTGCCAACCCCATCGGTATTGTCGTGATGGCTATAGCGGCACTTGTGGGTGCATTGATAGCGGCGTACAATAACTGTGAGACCTTTCGCAATATCTGTGATGCTGTATGGGCAGCGGTGAAGAAAATTGCATCAGCCGTATGGGACTTTCTTGTCAAGGCATTCGAAAAAGCGAGTGCCGTGATAAAGAAGGCATGGGAATGGGTGAAGAAGTTCTTCGGCATAAAGGACGAGACCACAGCAAGGCAGACGGCAGATTTGGAGAAAAACACAAAGGCCACGCAAGCGAACACCAAGGCAAAGACTGCGAACGCCCAGACCGCCTTGAAGAACAATAAGAAACAGAACGCCCCCTCGACAGACAGCGGAAACGGCAGTGGTAAATCGGGGAACCAGGACAAATACAGCGGAAAGAAGCTTATCGCCAATGCCACGAGTTACAAGGAACTTGGCAACAACATCCAGTACTACCAGAACAAACTGGAAACTGCCAACGGGACGGATACCAAGACCATTGCGCTTTATGCAAAGAAAATCGCAGCCTTGCAAAAGCAGCAGGATGCGATAACGCAGTTGCAGGATGCGGCAAGCCGTCCCACCGAACTGAACACCCTGAAGGACATCGATGCAGAAATCACTTATCAACAGGGATTGAGGGAGAAAGCCTCTGCCGATGAACTTGCAGTAATCGATGCTGAAATACAGCGTTTGAATGACCTTAAAACGGCGTTTGAACGCAGTTCGCATGTTGATGTCGGTTTAGACAAGATACAGACATACCGCCAGCTTGAAAAAGAGCTGCAGTATTATACAGACTTGTTGAAAACCGCTACAGAGACAGAGCGCATCGAGATACAGAAGCAGATAAATGCCCTTAACGACCTGAAGAAGAAATGGGACGACACTCTTGATGAACTGAAGAAGCCGGAGGACATCTCCCGACTGAACACCATCCGTTCGCTGGATGATGCAATCAGCTACTACCAGACCAAGCAGAAGAACGCCAGCGCATCGGAGATTGACGACATACAGCGCACGGTGTTGGAACTGGAGAAGAAACGCGATGCCATGAAGCAACTCACGCGCATTCCCGAAATGGAGGAAGAAGTGACGAAGCTCGACAGTATGGAGGGCAAGACGCTGACCCTCGAACTGAAAACCATTGGGCTTGATGGTGTAAAGAAACGCATCAAGGAACTCCAGGATATGTTGGCTGACACGAAAAGTCCTATGGACGAGTCGCAGCGAGCTTCCATACAGAAGCTCATCGGCAGTTATGAGGATTACGAGAAGCGCATCCGCAAAAGCAATGTCACGTTAGGTAAGTCGTGGAGCACGGTCAAGGGTGTGGGCAATGGTGTCACCTCGCTCACCGATGCGCTGCAAGGCAACCGTGACGCATGGTCCACGATTACTGGCGTCGTCGATGCTGCCATTCAGATATATGAGGGCATCAACGGCATCATTTCAATTATTCAGGCCTTGACCGCCGTAACAGGTGTCTCCAACACTGTGACCGCTGCAAGTGGAGTGGCAGCTACCACAGCAGCTACGGCAAAAGTAGCGGCAGCCCCTGAAGAGGTGGCGGCATCGGTAGCTACGATGGCAGCAGTAAAGGCAGAGGCGATGGCGTACCGCGAACTTGCAGCTTCAGAGTTTATGGCTGCACACGCTTACATTCCGTTTGCTGGTGCTGGCATCGCAGCTGGATTTATAGCCATGATGCAGGGGCTTGTTGCTTCAGTTGCCGTTACACCATTCGCCAATGGTGGTATTGTGTATGGCCCGACCTTGGCGCTGATGGGCGAGTATGCCGGAGCGAAAAGCAACCCGGAGGTGATAGCTCCACTGAATAAGCTGAAGTCGCTGATTGGCGACAATGGTGGTGGCGGTGGTGGCATATATGAGCTGAAGGTTAAAGGCAGAGACCTTGTGGCGGTGCTTGCCAACGAGACGAGAATAAACAGAAAAGGAACGAACATCAAAATATAAGAAGTATGTATCTGCACGGACATTTTTACAACCAAAAGGAAGAGCGCATCGAAGTGCATGTACTGACTGGCGGTGACCGCACAAAGGAAATCGTCATTGGAGAGAAGAATGGGGAACTGTCGTTTACTGATGATCCAGTGGACCTGACGAGTCAAGTGAACGATACGTTTGACCACTTGTTTTGCCAGCTGGCTACTGTACGCCTTCTGGCGCGGAACTTCGTGCCGGACTTCTTTTGTGCCTCATGCCGTGACGCTGTGGTGAACATCTACCGTGAGGGGGAATGTCTCTTTGCCGGGTTTATCGAACCGCAGAGCTATTCGCAGGGCTACAACGAGGAGTTTGACGAGATAGAGTTGAGCTGCATCGATGCGCTGACGGCATTGCAATATGCTAAATATCGTGATGTCGGCTCGCTCGGTGTACTGTATAATGTAGTAAAGGCGGAGGCGGAACAGCGCACATTCTTGGCGATGCTGAAAGAGATATTGGGCGGAGTGACGGCTGAGCTTGACATCGTGGGTGGTAATGCCATGCGCTACCTATACGATGGGAGTAAGGCTGTGGATGATTTGGCTGGTAACCATTATGCGATATTCGGGCAGCTGACGGTGAGCGAGTTGCTTTTTCTTGGTGATGAGGAGGATGACGTATGGCAGCAGGATGAGGTGTTGGAGGAGATACTGAAGTACCTGAACCTCCACATCGTGCAGGATGGGTTCACGTTTTATCTGTTCTCCTGGGAGAGCGTGAAGGGCGACGAACGCATATACTGGCGAGATTTGCTGACTGGCGCAAGCGTGACGACGGCCCGGCAGACAACGGACATCGTGACAGGTTTGGTGACAGACACGGATACGAAGATAAGCGTAGGCGAGGTGTACAACAAAATTATGCTGACTGCCAAGGTGGAGAGTATGGAGAGTGTGATTGAAAGTCCGCTGGACAACGATCTTCTGAAAAGTCCATACAGCAACAAGCAAAAGTATATGACGGAATACAGCAGTGATGGTGAGGGTTCGAGAGCGTTAAATGCCTTTGACGCTATGACTCACGGACAGGAGACCTCCTATAGTGGTGGCTGCGTGACGGATTGGTATGTGCAGATGATGAACAACAGTCAGTGGCTGTTCCCAAAGAGCGGGGGCGCTAACCTGATGGAGGAATACTGCAGTGAGGGGCGAAACCAACATATACTGCCGAACTGGTTGGCGAAGAACCAGGGTGCTGCCATCATTGCACTTGGTAAGGTGGAAAAGAAAACGGACGGAAAGGACAACTCTCCGACATCGAAAGTGGAAATGACGAACTACCTGGTGGTGAGTGTGAACGGCAACTGTGACGACAAGGAGGCAACCACCTATCCTAATACCAACTCGCTAAAAGCAGGCATACCGAGGGCCGTGTATAACGGCAGCATGACTGGTGGTGTCTTTTCGCCTACAGACGAGGGAACGACGAACTACATCGTGCTGAGCGGAAAACTGGTGCTGAACCCTGTGATGGCATTGACGGACACCTATAAAGCTATATACAACTATGATGGTGGAAAATGGGGAAATCTATTTACCGGAATTGGTAAATGGTCAGGTGTTACGGTGCCGAGCCGAAACAACGGTGACGGTCGATACTACACGCAGCAGTGGTGGAAGGCAGCATTGCCTAATGAGACAGTGGCATGGGATATGGAAACGGCGCACGGCTTTGTTCCGTTCACGGATACCGGCCCTCAGTTGTATGAGTTCAAGTATAGTGCCATTGGAGACGGCAGCGACCATATATCAAAGGTGGGTGTTCTGGCTTGTATGCTGATAATAGGGGATAAGTGTGTGGTGGAAAAAGGCACAGAAGGACAGGTGACAGACTTCGAGTGGCGGAAGTACAAGACGCTGGAGGAGTGTTCCACTGAGGACGAATACTACCAGCAGTGTTTCACGATAGGTTTTGACCCGAAAATTGGAGACAAGATAGTTGGTACCAAGTTCGATTTGCAAAACAACGTGAACTATGAGCTCGGCATCGATGCGGAGGGCATAGCAATACCAATCAAAAAGGCAGATAAAGTGAACGGTAGGGTTAAGTTTATGATCCTGGGACCAGTGAACGCATTGTGGGACGTGGTGACGAGACGGCACAAGACGTGGTTCAGACACACGAAATGGAACAGTACAACGATACCACTGCTGGCACACGTGAGCAGCATCATGGTGGAGCAGTTTGAAGTGAAGATATATAGCGACAACGGACTGGTGAACAACACTGGTGATAACGACCTCGTTTACATGAGCGACACAAAGGAGAGTTTTGTGAACGTGAAGGATGACATCGAAATGAAGATAAACTCAGCACTGACAGCAGCGGAGTGCCAGGCTTTGGACGTGACGGACAGCGTGAAGATGAGCACCCCATTGAACACGTTGACAGGAGAGGGACTGTTGGCGGTATATGACTATTCGAGGGGTATGAGCGCTAAGCCTGAGCAGTTGTATGTGGACTACTATTACAAAGAGTGGCATGCACCAAGGGTTGTTATGACGCAGAAGTTGACGGATACAGATGGTGGCATCGTGAGTTTGTTCGCTCACTATCGCCATCCCATGATGGATAAAACCTTCTTCGTGCAGGGCATCAGTCGCAACCTCGAGGAAGGATATGCAGAAATGACACTTAAGGAGATCGAGCAATGATAGACATCAAGGTAATAAAGAAACCAAAGAACGAGGGCAGTACGTCGGCATTGCGGACGAGTGGCACCGCTTACGGTGGCATGGCAGTGAAGGAGGCTGCGCATGCGGCCAAGGCTGACATCGCAGAACTGGCGAAGGAAGCAGTTCATGCCACGGACAGCGATCATGCGGTGGAAGCAGACCACTCTAAGGAGGCAGACCATGCTGTGAACGCAGATGAGTCGAAACATGCACTGGAGGCGGACCACGCCGAGGAAGCAGACAATGCAGACAAGTGGGATTACCATGAGTTTGATGATTATCTGAATCAGCCAGTGAGAAAGACTGATGGTGTGACCTTTGACTCCGTGACCTCGGACAGCATAAGGAGCGCTGGGCAGTTTGTGGACGGACTGCTGGGCGCAGGGTTTCAACTGTGGAAAGGTGAGGATGGGCGCACCTACCTGACGGTGGATAAACTGACGGTGAGGCATACGATGGCCGTGTTGGAGCTGCTCATCGAGAAGGTGAGGAGCGTGGGCGGTCAGATATGCGTGAGCGCGGCCAACGGACGCATCAAGACCGTGGAGGAATCGGGCGAGCACTATCTTATCACCTTCGAGCAGGAGAATATGTTTGTACAGCACGACCTGGTGCGCTGCCAGACATTCACGGGCAAGGATATGCGGAGCTACTGGGTGGAAGTGACCGATGTTACGGAGACTGGCATCGTGGTGGTGAAGGAGGAGTTCGAGGGCGTGGAACCGAAGGAGGGTGATGAGTGTGTGCTGATGGGCAACACGGCGAACTCCGACCGCCAGAATATGGTGCTCATATCGGCCACCGAGGACGGTCAGCCGAGAGTTGATGTGATGGACGGTGTGAGTGGCAAGACCTTTGACAACGCTTTGCGTGCAAGGCTCGGTAACCTGGACGGCATTAAGGACGACAAGTTTCCGTCAGACCGCCAACCACGGGGCAACGGACTGTATGCAGACAACGCCTATATGAAGGGAACCTTCGTGTTGGAGACAGGCGAGGACGTGAAGACTCGGTTTGAGATAACGGAGGGCAAAGTGCAGAGCGCGATTGACAGCGTGAGGAATGATTTCCTAAGCGAGAAGGGCTATCTGAACAACCCGACGTTTGCATCGGGGCTGGAGAAGTGGAACTCGGAGAATGAGACGGTGTTCTTCCTCGTCGGCAACAGGTGGATATGGGCCAACGGCGCAGCACTATCGAAGAAGGGTGACGGCGCGAGCGTGGTGACAGACATGGGACGCAGGGTGGTGCGGATACGCAACAAGTATATCCGACAGAAGCATGAGAATCTGCGCTTTGTGCCGACCTTTCCGACAAACGGCGAGGGTAAGAAGGAAGCCTTGCCAGTGTATCTGAGTTTCTTTTATCGCTGCGCAAAGTCCGGCACGCTGAAGATTGGTTTTGAGAATGTTGACAAGACGGGCTTTGCGGACTTCAACAGTATGGAGGTAAGCGAGGAAATCGCTGCTACCGGCGGCTATGTGCAATACACCTGCAGCGGACTGTGGAACGGCACGGGTGACTTCAAACTGGCGTTTGACGGAGACATCTATCTTTATATGTTGGTGTTGAGCACGGACAAGATAGAGGCGCTGACTTACAAGTACAAAACGCTGTTCGAGCAGTCGGAGCGACTGGTGAAAATATCGGCAGCTGTGTATGACAAGGATGAGCGGGCACTGGAAGAGACGGGCTTAATCGTTACCTCCAAGGTGTCGGGGCTGTATGCAATCGATGTGGATGGCAACCTGAAATCCTTTGTCGGTGCCGGTCAGGACGGCGTTAAGATAAAGGCATCAAATATACAGCTGGAGGGACTTGTAACCGCCAATGAGAACTTTAAGATATTGGAGGACGGCAGCATTGAGGCGAAGAATGGAAAGTTTACGGGTGAAATAGAATCATATAAAGGCACCATAGGCGGCTTCACCATTGGTAATGGACGTATCGGATCGGAAGCCACGCAGAGCGGTGAAGGCGGTTCCCTTGCCATATATAGCAATTTCTTCCGTGTGGGTGGTAATGATGGCTATGTGATGTTCGGCAACGATGTAATACCGGGAACGGTAGGCGGTGCGTTCACTGCCACCGGGCGTATCGTAAATGAACACCCAAACACATATGGGAACTATGGCTTGGACCAGGCGAATTACGGTCTGTTTATCCATGTATCAGGCGGAACTAAGAACTACGGTATTTGGTCAAATGCTGCGCTGATGGCACCGTCCTTTGTGAACACCAAGGCCAAGATACTGACCTTTGACCCGAATGCGACTTCTTATTCGGTTGATTTCTCGCAGGCCAACGTGATTTTGATGTACTTCAAGAAAGATAAGTCGTCAGGCGTGGAGGTAACGCTTCCAAGCGAGTCATCAGTGGCTGAAAAATTCGGATTAACCGAACTTCCTGAGGACTTTGCCACGGTTGTGACATTCCGGGTGCGTGCTGGGTCATTACCCATAACGCTGGACGGAATCTACGACCACAATGAGAACCTCACAAACTACAAAATGGCGGAAGGTGACAGCGTGACCGTGCTCATTAGCAAGGTGGACGGCTTCCGATACCAGATACTGAATCATTCAAGTTAAAAACAGAGATACGATGAAAAGGATAGACTTCGAGCATTTCAATGTTTATACATCGGTCAGTCGCAAGGTGGCACGGACAATGGATGTGCGCGAAACATTTGCGGACATGATTTACAACAACGTGAACGGCATCAAGGCACATGCCCTCGCCCTGAAGATATACGAGAATAAGGGTGCAGTTGAATACACCGATGAGGAGGTGCAACTGATACGCACTGTTGCCGAGCAACTGTGTGTGCCCGGCTTCATTGACGGATTGAACGAACAAATAGGCAATAACAACAAAACCGAATGACTATGGCACTGACAGAAGAAGAGAAAAAGGAACTGGTCCAGGATGTGGTGAACCAGATAAAGACAGACAGCCAGAGTGTGGACGAGCTGGAAGCTGTGAGCACGCTGGACGGTGTGGTGAGCCTTCCTGCCATGAGAGGCGAGACGGTGGTGAGCGCCCCGTTGAAACTGCTGTCGAAACCTGCGGAGGATGCAGCTGCTGTCGCCAAGGCTTCTGCTGCTGTGGCTGACGCATCGGCAAAGAAAGCAGATACGGCAGCAGCAACAGCGGAGTCTGTGGCCCAAACCGCCAACGATGCAGCGAGCAAGGCCACTGATGCCGCCCAGAAGACCAACGCTGCTGTGGCAAAGGCAGAGAACGTGGAAGCGGAGTACATGGGCACGGCACTGGCTGCAAGGAACGGCGCGACAGCGCGGTTTGACGGGCTGGTGGAAGGCGTGGAGATACGACTTGTATCATACCCCCAGATAGACGGTGTGTACTATGACACGGTGAACAAATCCTTCTGCGGGAAGAATGGTAACATATACTGCAACAACTGGTTAGGCGCAGACATGTACATGAACGATGTGCGCACGGAAGTACTGAAGGACAAGGCGTATGTGTGCGGCGGCGTGGTGTATGTGTGGAGCGATGAGGAAGAGAACCTGGTGGAGATAAGCGGAAGCGGCGGTGGCAACACCTATAACGTGACGGAGCAGGTTCCGCTGGAGAGCGGATACTATACGCTTGAGACCGCTATAGCAGCCGTGGAAGGAAAGGCACGTGCGAAGGGACGCTGCATCACATACGAGACGGCACAGGGCAAATGGGAGACCAAGCAGTTCAAGGGCACGAACATCGAGAGCTGGGAGCAGGCGGCAAGCTGGGAGGACTTTGGCGGCGACGGCACGGTGAAGAGCGTGACGCTGAACGGCAAGAAGCTGGAGCCTGGCGAGGACGGCAACGTTGCCATCACCATCAGCGAGACTGAGGTGGACGAGAGCCTGAACGTAAGTTCGACGAACCCGGTGCAGAACGCTGCGGTGGCGGCGAAGCTGATGGAGATAGAGGCGAGCACCGTCTTGGGCATGAACGCCGAACTGAGTGACGACGGCAGCAGCGTGCGCCTGGCACTGACCAACAAGAGCGGTGCGGAGATAGCGTCTGCGGACATTCCGGCAGGAAGCGGCGGTGGAGGCGGTGACGCTTCGACCACGAAAATCGTGCTGGATGCAGCCGTCAGCAAGACCATCATCAAGGAAGGTGACAGCGCGATGCTGACATGGACGTATGACCACCAGTACAGCAGCGGTGACGAGAAAGGCACATCCACGGGTCAGAAGGCAACAGTCAGCATTGAGATGAAGAGGGGCGCGACCGTGATGTATGCAGACACGCAGCATGATGTGAGCAAGGGAACCTATACCCTGGATCTGACGAAATACCTGCTGCTCGGAACGACAGACATCTATGTGAGGGCTACCACAACCGACCCGACCACCGGCAAGACACAGACGAGGCAGAGCTATGTGAGCGTGAAGGCTGTGACCCTTGCGCTGAGCAGCAGCTTCAACATAGCCGAGTGTGTCGCCAAGGGCGGCTACGGCGTGAGCGAGGCGGTGAGCATCCCATTTGCGGTGAGCGGAAGCGGCGACAAAACCGTGACGCTGTATCTGGACGGACACCAGTGGGACTCGCAGACGGTGAAAAGAAGCGGCACGACGAACGGCAGTTTCTCCTTGTCGATGTCGGGAGTGAGCATCGGACGGCACACGGTGCAGATCGTCGCCGAGATGGAGGCGAGCGCGGAGCTGACGCTGAAGAGTGAGAGCATCTACTTTGACATTCTGAAGGCCGGACACAACGCCCCGTATATCGGCACGAAGCTGACCTTCGGTGACGGACGCATTTTTGCGGACGACCATCTGACCCCGACTATTGAAACCGGACAGTATGAGCAGGTGAGATTTGACTTTGTGGCGTATGACCCGACAACGACCCCGGCGACCGTGGGTGTGTGGCGAGACGGCATTCATACGCAGACGGTGAGCGTCCCGAGGACGACGCAGGTATATACAAACCGTTTCCTGGAGCAGGGCGACGTGGCCATGGTGCTGAAGTGCGGCACTACGGAATACAAGCTGAACGTGAAGGTGACGGAGAGTGGCATTGACCTGAGCGAGGCGACTGCCGGACTTGTGCTGAAACTGACGGCAGCCGGCAGAAGCAATGCCGAGAGCGAGCCTGCTGAATGGCGTTATAACGACGTTCAAACGGTGTTTGAAGGTTTTGACTGGCAGAGCAACGGCTGGACGGGAGATGCCTTGAAGCTGACGAACGGTGCGAATGTAGAAATCGGGTACAAGCCTTTCGGCAACGACGCGACCACCACGGGCGCAACCTACGAGATGGAGCTGACATGCACGAACGTGACCGACCGCAGGGGTACGGTGGTGGACTGCATGACCGGCGGCGTGGGCTTCAGACTGACGACGCAGGAGGCTTTGATGCGGACGGGCGCAGGTTCGGAAGTAGGCACTAAGTTCGCAAGCGGTATGACACTGAAGATAGCCTTCGTGGTGCAGGAGAAGAAGGCTAACCGACTGATGACGCTGTATGTGAACGGCATCCTATGCGGTGCGAAGCAGTATGCCTCGACGGATTCGCTGCTCCAGGCAGAACCGACGAACATCAGGATCACGAGCGAGAGCGCGGATGTGGAGGTGCGTAACCTGCGCGTGTATAACCGTGCCTTGGGCGATGATGAGGAACTGGCGAACTACATGGTGGACCGCCCGACGAGCGACGAGATGGTGGTGCTGTTCGAGAAGAACCAGGTGATGGACGACGAGGGCACAGACGTTGACATCGACAAGCTGAGGGCAATGGGCAAGAGCGTGATGAGGATCGTGGGCGACGTGAACCTGGTGAACCAGACGAACAACAAGAAGTTTGAGGTTCCGGTGGACATCTACTTCTACTCTGCCTACGGTAAGGAGTATGACTTCATCATCTACCAGTGCGGACTGAGAATACAAGGCACCTCATCGACGACCTACCCGAGAAAGAACTACCGCATCTACTTCAGCCGCTCGACGAAGTACGGCACTAAGCTGTATGTGAACGGTATGGAGGTAGCGGACTTCAAATATTCGTTCAAACCAGGTGCAAGACCGATAGACATATTCTGTCTGAAGGCGGACTTCTCGGATTCTTCATCTACGCATAATACGGGTGCGGTGAGAATCGTGAACGACATCTGGAAGAGATGCGGCTGGCTGACTCCGCCACAAATGGCCTACAAGGGCAACTATGATGTGAGAATCGGCGTGGACGGTTTCCCGATAGATTTGTTCTACGACAACAACGGCACGGGTGAGAACGTGTATCTTGGCAAGTACAACTTCAACAACGAGAAGAGCGGCAGCGGCATCATCTACGGCTTTGAGGGTATTGAGGGCTTCAATGACGAGGCTGCACTGAAGGGCGGGCGCAACAAGTGTATCTGCCTGGAGTTCCTGAACAACTCGGAGACATTGTGCCTGTTCGGTACGAGCAACATGGACACGTTTGACGACGCTCTGGAGTTCCGCTTCAAGGCCGACGACACATGGGCGACGGCGCATGAGGACGACAAGGCGGCAGTGAAGCGCCTTTGGGAGTGGATATACTCGTGCAAGGGCAACCCGACGAAATTCCTGAACGAATATGCGGAATACTTCGGCAATGACTCGCCATTTGCATGGTATCTGATAACGGACTACTTCATGGCTGTGGACAACCGTGCGAAGAACATGATGCTCGTGACGTGGGACGGCAAGATATGGTATTTCATCCCATACGACATGGACACGGTGTTCGGTGAGCGCAACGACTCAGTTCTGAAATACGACTACACGATAACGTGGGAGACGATGGACGAGAGCATCGGCTCGTATGCGTTTGCAGGACACGACTCCGTGCTGTGGGAACTTGTGAGAGGCTGCCCGGACAAACTGAGGGAGGTGGCAGACAAGCTGCGAAGCACGATGTCGCTGGAGTATGTGCTGAAGGTGTTCAATGAGGAGATGATGGGCAACTGGTGTGAGCGCATCTACAACAAGGACGGCATCTACAAATACATCAAGCCGCTGACGGAGGGTGTGACGACAGCAGACGGCACTACGAGTTACTATGACTATCTCTATGCACTCCAGGGCAGCCGATATGCCCACCGCACCTATACCATCCAGAACCGCTTTGCATTGCTGGACAGCCAGTATGTATGCGGTACATACAGAAAGGACAGTTTCGCGGCCTACTTCGGCTATAAGTTCGGAAGTGACAACCGGAAGATAAGAATCACGGCGAGCGAGCGGTATTTCTTCGGGTACGGCTACACGAGCGGTACTCCGCACGAAAGCGCAGTGCTTGCGGAGGATACGGGAAGTCAGGTGGAACTGACGCTTGACACGGACCTCATCGTGAATGACCCGCAATACATCTACGGTGCGAGCCGCATCATGGGGCTTGACTTGACGGACGTTAGCCATGCCATACTCCAGACTCTGAACTTGAACAACTGTTCCGCCCTGAGGACGCTTGACGTGAGCTGCGGCCAGACACAGACAACGCTGAACGCATTGCTGGTGAACGGCTGCCGAAACTTGCGTACACTGAATATGACCGGCTTGAAGTCAGGCAGCTTCACTGGCATAGACTTGAGCAACAACACGAAGCTGGAGACACTGAAGGCAGGCAAGACAGCCCTGACCGGCGTGAACTTCGCACAGGGTGCTCCGCTGACGAGCGTAACGCTTCCGGCAACGTTGCAGACACTGGAACTGCGCTATCTGGGCAAACTGACGACCGGCGGTCTGACGCTGGAGGGCACAAGCAACATCAACAGACTTGTGGTTGACAATTGCCCTGGTGTGGACTGGCAGACGCTGCACGCAAGGTGCGGAAACGTGAAGTATCTGCGTGTGACCGGCATCGACATGGAAGGCGACGGCAGCCTGCTGGCCTCACTGATGCAGACGGGCGGTGTGGACGAGAATGGCGGAAACGTGGAGAGCTGCCGACTGGTGGGCACATACCGGCTGACTCGTTACGTTGATGATGAGACCTATGCTGCATACATCGAGCACTACCCTGAGTTGAACATCGAGCAGCCTGAATATACGATGCTGGAGAGCGACGAGAGCGTGGCAGACGATGCAAATCTCTCGAACTTGGATAACGGCACGGGCTATAAGTACGGCAACGACTACAAGCCAAGCGGCCATGTGGCTGCGATACTGAAGAACCGCCACAGAGTGCTGGCGAAGGTGACAAAGAAGGCGACCACGAGGAACGTGAACATCGCGAATGTCGATACCGTGGTGAACAATCTGGACGGCGAGATGACTTACATGGAGCTTGACGATAAGGACAGCACCAAGTATGCCGACGGAACCCCTGCCAAACTTGACGGCAGCGAGGGTGACCTGATGATGCACGAGCCTTTCTTCTGGAGCAAGGGTGTGAATGACTTCTTGAACAGCAAGGACTACAGCTGCTACAGCTCGAAGGACAAGGATCACATGCCGGCTGTGCCGAATGTGGACGTGTTGACGCTTGATGACATCAAGGCGGTGCAGGGCGGTTACACTAAAGGCAGGAAAGTGATGAGTGGCAGGGACACCATAGCAAATGCCATGAGCACGGACAGCTCTTATTCGGTGTGCGTGGTGGATGTGTCGAAGCACAAACGTGTTCGCTGGCCGAGTGTGCCAGGCACAAACCTTGTGGGCAGCGCATTTGCCGACGTGAACGGCAATGTGGTGAAGAGCGTCGTGGTACCAACGCTGGGAAACAGATTTGAGGCTGGTATGTATCTTATCAGCGATGTGCCTGAGGGAGCCAAGACTTTGTACTTCTCTATATTGAACACTGCCGAGTTTGACAAGGTGGTGCTATCCAACAGCAGCAAGATAGAGGATATGGAGCCAGAATGGTTTGCGAACGATGAGCATCTGTGTGCAGTTGTGGGCAGTTCTGTTGTGGGCAGCAAACTGCGTGCCTGCATAACCGGCGGCAGCACTACTGCAAGCATGACATGGACGGACTTCCACTATTATAGCGTGCTGAGAGGTATGCAGCAGATTGACGCCCTGATGCACTTCCGCATTGCGAACCTTGCATACGCGAAGTATGGCGGGAGAAACATGCAGGAGCAGTGCGGCGCTGGCTCGCATACGAATATGCGCACGACTGGCGGTACGATGTCAAGAGGCATGCAGGACACCATAGGCTATGAGGGCGCAAAGGCAATCAACCCGAATGTGACGAACAGTCTGGTGGACGAGAACAGAGTGCACCAATATGCCTGGTATATAGACAAGGACGAGTATGGTGCAGCAAAGGTGACGCAGGTGAACAATATCTGCTGCCTGGGCTATGAGGACATCTACGGACACAAGTATGACATGCTGGACGGTGTTGACTTGCCGAACACGAGCGGCAATGAGGGCAAGTGGCGCATTTGGATGCCTGACGGCAGCACGATCATGATAAAGGGTACGACAACCAGCGGTAACTGGATAACGGCAGTGGCTCATGGAAGGCTGATGGCGGTAGTGCCAGTAGGCTCGATGAAAGGCTCGTCGAGCACATACTATTCAGACATATACTGGATAAGCACAGCCACAGGCCGTGTGGTCTCTCGCGGGTCCTGCTATGCGCACGCGGATGGCGGTGTCTCGAATGCGAATGCGGATCACGATGCCTCGAGTGCGGATGCGAATGTCGGCTCGCGTCTGGCCTTCCGCGGCAAACTCGTGAGGGCGCAAAGCGTGGCTGCGTATAAGGCGTTGAGCGAGGCTGCGTAACGCGAAGCGCGAAAAGCGGGAGCGAAGCGACAAAACGAAAAGAACGGGGTTCGGATGGTGTCCGGACTCCGTTCTTGCATTATGTGAATACCGGCGTAAGCCGGTCGAAAATATTTTGGGGTGGGGGAGTACCCCCAGCGGTACGCTTCGTTTTAAGAAAATAGACGGCTCGTTCTGGAATGGCGAAACGTTTCGTTTTGCGGATTATAGATGGAACTTTAGATGTAGTCAATAAATATAAGAATAATATATCTATAATGGTTTCTGAACCTGACAAAGGAATTTATAATGCAATGAATAAAGGTGTTAAATTGGCTACTGGCAGATGGTGTATCTTTATGAATGCTGGAGATAAATTCGTCTCTGACAATGTGGTATTTGATATGTTTGCTGTCAATCAACCTAAGGCTTGTACGAAGGTTTATTATGGAAATACTACTTTTGCCTATGAAGATGGAACAAAGAAATCATTAAAGGCGGTTCCCGTATATCCTACAATACTTCGTTGTCAGCCTTATTGTCATCAGTCAGTTTTTTTTAATATCGAAGATAAGCGCCAACCTTTCTTTGACGAACAATATAAAATAGTTTCTGATTATAATACAAGTCTGTGGTATTATTCTAAATTAGGTAAAGCAGCTTTTGAGCATAGAGATGTATTGGTTAGTGAATTTGCTGCTTTTGGAGGAGCTTCAACTTCTGAAAAAAATACTCAGAAGAAAAACTTGGAGTTCTTGGATATATGGAAACATTATGATTTCTGCAAAAAGAGATATATAGTGGAGCGAATAAAATATTTTATTATGTATCAACAGCCATTTTCTTTCATTAAATCTTGTCTGAGGCAGTATTCAAAAAGAAGAACTAAACAATTTAATGATAATAGAGAGATATCTGATAAATAG